CCAAACCACGATACCATTGCAATATACCGATGGTTTCAGGCTCAAGGGTATGAAATGATTATCTGGAGTGGTAGTGGTTGTGATTGGGCCCAAACATGGGGCGAGAAATTAGGACTTGAACCTTTTGAGGTTAGACCAAAACTACAACACTATGATGATGTGCTTATAGCATTTGATGATTGTGATGTTGAACTCGCAACTGCCAATATCAAGGTAAAGAGAATAAAAAATAGCACTAGTCGAGAAATATGGAATAAAACAAAACATTTACCAGATAAAGAATAAAGATATATGAGTGTATTCTGCTTTGATTTAGATTCAACTATCTGCTATTGGAACCCTAGTAAAGAGTTTCCTTATGGCAGACCAGAAGACTGTACCCCTATAAGAGATAGGGTAATGAGGGTAAACCAGCTCTATGAGCAAGGACACACCATTATCATAGATACAGCGCGCGGTACAAGAACAGGAAAAGATACCCAAAAACTTACTGAAAAACAATTAGAGGAATGGGGCGTGAAATACCACATACTCCGAACAGGGAATTAAGTTTTCCGCAGACTTCTATATTGACGATTTGGCAATCAATTCAAATGACTTTTTTGAGTAGGTGTGGTAAAATATAAATGTTAGTATTAACAATATACGTTCCGCTTCTCACTTGTCTTATATTGTCGAGTGAGAAGCAGAGCGGAAAACAATATAACAATGAACACAGTACCTACGGATATTGAACTCAAGGCACTTGCCTACGATAATCTTGTTCAAATAGAACAATCACAAGCAAACCTTAAACTTATCAATCAAGAAATACAGCAAAGAAAGGCTGCATTACTAATAAACGAGAATAATACTATGGAAGAAGAGAAAATCGTAACTGAAGAGATTGAAAGTACCGAGACAGCCTCAGAAGCATCTCCTGAAGCAAATCCTGAAGCTGAGGTAGCCAAGGAAGACGAAGAAACAGCGGAATAGTGTTTATACTCCTTTCATACTGTGGGAGGGGATATGAACATTACTAATGACAAATTACATAAGTAAGGTATAATATAAAAATGGAAAACGAAACGATAAAAACGAACGACAAACCTTGGCTCTTTAAGAAAGGAAATCCAGGCGGACCAGGAAGACCAGTCGGTAAGAGTATGAAAGAATACTCGAGAGAATACTTAGCCTCAATGACTGATGAAGAAAGACAAGACTTCTTAGAGGGTATTCCTAAAGTGGATATATGGAAACTAGCTGAAGGTAATCCTAGAAACGAAACAGATATAGCAATCAAGGAATTACCTATCATTCAAATAGCTTCTGAAATAGCGGAAAAGTTAAACATTGATGATACTCCACAACTCACAGAAGATAATAGCTAGAGATACCAGTCGCTTTCGTGTAGTAAATGCAGGAAGACGCTTTGGTAAGTCTGTGTTAGCAAGTGAAGAAATAAAAGGTGTAGCACTCTCAAGACCAACAAGAATAGTCTATATAGCACCCACAATTCAACAGGCACGAGATATTATGTGGGATATGCTCAAAAGGGAGTTAAGACCTATTACTAAAAAAGCAAACGAATCACGCCTTGAACTAGAAGTAATGGATAAGAATGGTGGTTCATCTTTCATATTCCTCAAAGGGTGGGAGGCTATTGAAACATTAAGAGGACAGAGCTTTGACCTTGTTATCCTCGATGAGGTAGCAAGTATGCGTAACTTCTGGGTTGGTTGGAATGAAGTCCTATCACCTACACTTATTGATCGTAGAGGTTCTGCAATGTTTATCTCAACCCCTAAAGGATTTAATCATTTCTATGATTTATACAATCTTCAAACTAAAGATAGTAACTATTCATCGTTTCATTTCACTACATATGACAACCCTAATATCCCCGTTGATGAAATAGAGCGTGAAAAGAACACTAAGCCAGAGAACACCTTTGCACAAGAATACCTCGCAGACTTCCGTAAGCAAGAAGGATTGGTATATAAAGAGTTTAGACGGGAAGTTCATGTCTATAAGGAGGAAACTATCATCAACCCTATAAATAACATAGCAGGAGTAGACTTTGGATTTACTAACCCAACAGCTGTCATTGCAATCACAAAAGACTTTGACAGCTCATACTGGGTACGAGGAGAATGGTATAAGAGCCAGAAGACAGACCGTCAAATAGCTGAATACGTTTCTGCTTGCAATTTTAATGAGGTGTATCCTGACCCCGAAAGCCCATCAGCTATCGAGGAGATGAAAAAACTTAATGTTAATGTCAAAGAGGTTGTTAAAAACAAAGACTCTGTAAAAAATGGTATAAATAAAATAAGGGCACTTCTTTTGCAGAATAAACTTCACATACACGAGTCTTGTATCAATCTTATATCTGAGTTTGAAACATATAGATATGATGAGGACAAGCCTGATAAAAACGCTAACGAGAACCCTGTAAAGGACCACGACCACGCTCTTGATGCACTACGGTATGCTATTTCTATGGATGAAACACAAGTACCAGACTATGCAATGGAACGTAGAATAAACCAAAACAGGGGAAGTAGTAGGTCATTCAAATGATTTTAATCATAAAACAATCAAAGCTATTTAGTGTAGAGCCAGCAAAACGCTTTGCAAATGAACACAAGGTACCAGAAGACACCTGGAAGGAACTTTGGAGACGGTATAAGTTCAACGAGTACAGCACAACCGAAATGTGTGAGATTTTCTATATAAAAACAGGTAAACCAATATCTCGCAGAGTTATGAATAGGTGGATATTCCGCATGAATGTGTATTTAAAGATTAAACCAATGTCAGACAAGGGAGTAGAGGCTGTCAATTCATCATTCTTTGGACCATTAGAGGAACGTGTGGTAGCAGAAGTAATGAAACATTTAAAATCTGGTGACGCAAAGAATACCAGAATAGTCGCTTAAATAAGAGTATTTTTCACCTCGGTGTCCTGTAATAAATAAATTAAGACACATATTGTTATTATTGGATAGTGAATAACAATATCTTCTCACAAATTAGACAGGAGAACCAAAACTTCTTTGATGATTATATATCTATTGTCCCNGGGTATTCTTTCAATCAATACTATACCCTCAAGCGTATCAATCTTTATCTGAACTCAAAATATGAAAGCAGTAGTCTGTACCTGAATCGTGAAAAACTATTCTTTAACGTCGTAGTACCAGCTTGTGAGGTTGCTACTAAGATGCTTGATGTCGATACTAATGATATTAGACTACTCCCACAGAATCCTAAAAGCTATTTCTCCTCATATCTCCTAGAAAAAGAGCTTAAACAGTGGCTCAAAACATCTAAGATGGCTAATGTACTCAATAAGATAGCCGAAGAGGGTCCAAAGTTCGGCTCTGTTGTCCTTGAGAAGACAAAAGATGGTGCTCAAGTGGTAGACCTTCGCAAGTTAATACTCGACCCGACAGTAGAATCAATCAAGGACTCACGCTTTGTTACCACAATCCACTACATGACCCCCACAGAGCTTCGTAACAGCGGTTGGGACAATACAGACGTTGCAATAGAACGCTTTGGAAATACACTAGGACAGGCTTCTTATGAGGACGACAGCCAAGTGGTAACACAAATGCAGTCCACACCGTATATTAAGATATATAAGCGTTATGGTGAGGTCCCTAAGTACTGGATAGATGGTGGAAAGAGTGAAGAAATGGTAAAGGCTCTATTCATTGTCGCAGGTGCTGATTCACTTCAGCAAAATGCAGAAGGAAAGCCCATTGGTGAGGCTGGTGTAGTTCTCTTTAAATCTCGATGGTATAAAGACTGGCCGTTTAAGGACTTCCACTACACTAAAATAGTTGGCAGATGGCTTGGATTGGGTATCGTTGAATCTCTTTTTGACATACAGACACGCATCAATGAACTCAAGAACCAACGCCGTATTTCAATGGAAATCAGCTCTTTACACCTGTTTCAAACTAAAGATAAGCAAATTGTCCGCAATATCCTCACAGACCTTGAGAGTGGCGACCTTATCCTTTCACCTAATGGCATTGAACCTATTGCTAATGAGGAGCGCAATCTTCCAGCATTTCAAGAAGAGGAGGCAAGCTATATTCAACAGGCTCAAAGACTATCATTTGCTTATGATGCCGTCTCTGGTGAGGTTTCAGCAGCATCTACAACTGCAACAGCTGTTATAAATGCACAACAGCAAGCGTCGTCTACATTTGGATTTAAGCGTGAGAACTACACAAATATGCTTCGCGACTTCTTCAATGATCTTGTTCTCCCACAGTTGATGAAAGACCTCACCCCTGAACACATCATGCGCTTTATTGGTACTAGTCAAGAACTACAAAAACTTGATGAGGCATCAGCAGAACTTGAATCAAATGACTGGATTAAAAAGGAAGTACTATCAGGTCGCAACGTTTCTGCAGAATCAATAGAAACTATCAAGCAACTCCACATCGAAAGCCAGAAGAAACTTGGAGAAAATAGATTTCTAAAAATTAAAGACAGGTTCTATAGCGACGTAGAGTTTGAGTTTGACTTCAATATCGGAAATGAACAGATAAACCCACAGACACTCGCTACTAATACACAGGCACTTATTGCTCAATACAACCCACAGGCTATGCAAGACCCTCGATTCAAGCTGTTGTATTTCAAGTATGCAGAAGCTCTTGGTGTATCACGAGGAGAAATAGAACTCGCAGACCAACAGGCAAACCAAATAGTGCAATCAAACCCAGAACAGCTAGGATTGCCACCGCCAGCAGGTCAGACTAGTCAATTACCAGCAAAACAAACCCAATAATATGTACGATGAAATAACAAAAATCTTCTTTGAAGACCCACGCTGGGCTCAGGTGGAGGAACTTATCATGGAGTACATCAACCCTTTGATGGATATGACTACAGTAGACACCACACAGCCAGCAGAGGCAGTCAAAGCAGAGATTATTGGTCGAACAATCGCCTACAATAAGCTCAAAGAGTTCTGTGAACAGAGTAAATTAGTGGGACAACCTAAAAGAACAATACCAAACGTATTCAAATAATATGAAATCAAACATTACAAAGCCATCTATTGAATGCAAATACCCAGTAGGGAACGGCATCACCAAGCCTGTATATCAGAACGGTCCATCAAACCTAATTACTACCAAATCGGCAAGTATGAAGAACGAAGGAACTGATATTACTGGTACAGCGAGCGAGGCTAACCTATCTGCGCAATTCAAGAATCCTCGCGTAAAGCAGGAAATCCCGTCAGAGGGACGAAATCAGTACCAGTAGCACTATGGGGTCTGTCGCATCCTACACGCAGATTATAACGGGAGCATACCCAGTAAAAATGTCTAACTACAACATCAAGTATGGAAAACGATGAAACACTAGAATTCGAACTAGAGGAACAAATCGAAGAGGAAGAGGCAGAAGAAACTACCGACTGGAAAGCAGAAGCATTGAAGCAAAAGGCTATCAATTCACGTCTACTTAAAAAGAAAACAAATCAAACCATTATCAAAGAAGAAGTGCGTCAAAAACCGTCCGATATTCTGAAAGCCGACGAGTTCAAGTTGTATCGCCAAGGGTATACTGAGATTGAAATAGACCTCATTATGCACAACGGTGGTATAAAAGCGATAGAAGATGAAAAATCTGTACTCGCACAAGGACTCAAGATTGCACGAGAGCAACGTTCTGCGGAAGAAGCTGCAGACAAGACCTCAAATGCTTCAGGGCTCTCAGAGATTGAACGAAAATATACTCCTGAACAGATGAAGAACATGACAACTAAAGAGTTGGAAGACATCATCGGGTTCTCTAAGTAACGCACAATTCTATAACACTACGAGTTACTTATGGCTTCTCAAGCCGCAACCCTTATAACCCCCTCACAGGTATACTACGACAAGGTATTCTTGGAACGTGCAAAAATTGAACTTCGCCACGACTTCGGCGCACAAGTAAAAAATGTGCCTATGAACTCTGGAGCAGTTGTTCGTTTTACACGATTCTCTCCTCTTGCCCTCGTTACCAGTGCCCTTTCAGAAGCTACAAATCCTTCTGAGACTGCAATGACAGCTACGCAGGTATCCGCTACTCTTCTTGAGTACGGTGCTGTCACAAACGTTTCTTCACTATTCTCAATGACACAAATCGACGAGGGTCTTAAAGAACACGTTGAAATTCACGGACAGAATGCAGGTGAGTCTATTGACCGCCTCATTCGTCAGGAACTTGCTTCTGGTGCTACTAATCAGATTGCTTCTGGCGCGACACTCGCATCAGACATTATGATGACTGACGTATTTTCAGGTGTAGAAATCCGCAAGGCAGTTCGCACATTGAAAAACAACAAAGCTCAGAAGTTCGAGAACGGTATGTACCGTGGTATCATCGGCCCTGATACGGCTTATGACCTTTTCGGTGACTCCGAATGGCTCGACGCACACCGCTACACAACTTCAGACGCTATCGAGCGTGGAGTTGTTGGTAAGCTCGCAGGAGTTGAATTTGTAGAAACAAACAACCAGCACAAGGATGTTTCAGCAGGACTTTCGGGTTCTCCTGTAACCGCTACTAGTGCAGGTGTTGTTGCAGTATTCTCAAACTTCATCTTCGGAAAGAACGCATACGGTGTTATCAACCTCGGCTCTATCTCTTCACCTAAAATCTTTGTGAAGAACCCTGGCGAGAGCGATACATCAAACCCACTCAACATGTTTTCAACTGTTGGATGGAAGATGGTATTTGCTACCAAGACACTTAATTCAGCTTGGATTATCAATGTCAAAACAGGAGCAACCTCAGGCATCAGTTATGTTGCTGGCGGTGGTGGAAACAGCTAACTAGTCGTTTTCATTTATCCACATCAAGTCCCCTTTACTAGGGGGCTTTTTGTTTGTACTATAGAGATATGAAACAGATTACACAGATTGTACTACCTGGTGAACTTGAGATAGATATATTATTTGAAAATGGAAAACTTGCCTACTCCTTCATACATGAGGGAAATAGCTATGGAACATCTGTTAAGGTACCCTCGAAAAAGGTGCAAGACATAGCATCTACCTGTCTTGTATTATTTACAAACGCATTAGAAACTAAAAAAGAGTTACTAAAATGACCACTGACCAATTCAGAGAAGAACTAAAAGAGCTAGATTCACGCCTTTCAGTGATTCAAAACCCTAACAGACCACAGCTTTGCAATATAAAGCTCGATGGACTAGATATTTGTCCTATACCTTCTGGTGAAATACGAGAGGAACCTGACGAAAACTATACAATGCAGATGCCCAATGGTTGGATTATTAAGCATAAGAGCCGAAGAGAAGCATTAGCTCTGGTCAATTCAGTCCTAGAGATGATTAAAACAAAAGAGGGACAGGATAACTTTTACGCACGATGAAGTCAAAAAACCCATCAGTACACATAGTTAATTATGAGGCATCGTTTAATAACGGTATCCTCACAAAGTTCTCAGAAAGAATGAAGGCGCATCTAGGTATGCTCGGTGTACCTGCTACTATTTCAGATAAGCCTGACACTAAAGCTGACATCAATCACCATGTGAACTATTTGCCGTATAAGCACAACCCAAAGTATAAAGGGGTAGATACACTCATGGTAACGCACTTCCTAGGCGTACAGAGCAAGCTAGAGGCTCTCAGAGAGGGTTTGAAGACTGCTCATGGCGTGTGTATGTCATCTCAGATGAAAGACGAACTGGTTAATAGTGGTATGCCAGAAGATACATTGTCTATAATACTTCCTGCACATGACGTAATTCCTCGCAGACATCAAGTAGTATGTATTTTAACTAATGTATATCCAGACGGTTGTAAGCGTGAGGAAATGTTCACCGCTCTATTCAAGACATTAGACCCTAACAAGTGGGCGTTTCGTATTATGGGTTCAGGTTGGCATGATATTCTTGTTCCATTGGTTGCAGAGGGTCTACAGGTAGACTATTTTGCAAACTTTGATAAAGATATTCACAAGCAAATACTCGATTCATCAGACTACTGTCTATATTTTGGACAAGATGAGGGTTCAATGGCTATTCTTGACGCGGCGCAAGCAGGATTAAAAACTATTTCAACCCCTCAGGGATTTCATTTAGACATAGGGCTTGACTATGAGTTCAACACACAAGAAGAACTTGAAGATATATTCAGAGGATTAAACCATAACCCTGTCGAGCGATGGGGTTGGGAACCATATGTTAAGGCACACCTTACTTTATGGGAAAAGCTATGCTCAAAGAAGTAGTAATAGCAGGGCATTTTAACCCACTTCATATCGGACACATGCGCCTTATTGAGGCTGCTAAAAATCTTGGAGATACACTAACTGTTATTGTTGCAAATGATAATCAGGCATCAATGAAACGGGAACCTGTATTCATTACCTGTACAGACAGAATGTATATTATGAGTCGTATTAAAGGGGTAGATACTGTGGTGAAATCAATCGATAGTACATCTGACATCTCACAGACCCTTAATATGGTACGACCAGACATATTCGCTAGTGGTTGCGATGAGAATCACCCAGATGCGATTGAAGAAAGAAAGATATGTGAACAATTAGGGATTGAAACGGTTTACAATGTCGGCGGAGATAAGATTAGAAGCTCTAGTGAACTATTAAATAAATATGAAAAAAAAGAAAATAAAATTATATGCTAAAAACAAACTGTAGACTATGTAAAAGTGAAAACCTTGTGGAGTTTTTAGACCTCGGGCATCACCCTCATAGTGATAACTTCCGAAAGGATAGGGACTTACCTGAAATTACATACCCATTGACACTCAATCAATGCCAAGAGTGTCAATTCGTGCAACTAGGCTACACGGTATCACCTGATATGCTTTATGATAACGACTATTTGTATGAATCCTCTATCACACAGACAGCTAATGCTCACTGGGAATCAATGGTGAATGATATTGTAGATAAAACTGGTATTTCAAAGGGGTTAGTATTCGATATTGGAGGAAATGACGGTACTCTATCATTGAAATTCAAAGAAAAAGGATTCAGCGCTCTAAACATTGAGCCTTGCACACAAATAGCGGACATTTCAACATCGCGCGGTGTACAAACAGCTAATGTATTCTTTGATGGAACATTTACCGCAACAGAGAAAGCTGACATTATCGTAGGCACTAACGTATTCGCACACATTGACGACTTAGATGGTGTTATGGATGCTGTAAAGAACAATCTAAACGAGAATGGTGTATTCGTGTTTGAGAGCCCTTATTTAGGTGATTTCATACAAAAGGTAGAATATGACACTGTATACCACCAACACCTCTCATACCTCGCCGTAGCCCCTCTGGTGAGGTTCCTAAAGACTCATGGCATGGATATATTTGATATTACATTCTCAGACATACACGGTGGTTGTTTCAGGTGTTTTATTACTCGAAAGGGTGAGCGTGAAATCAATCCTATTGTGCAGGAAATATCTGAAAAAGAGTCATTTACACTCAATGTGTTACATACCTTTGCAAAAAATGTAGAGCAAGACCGATTTGACCTTATTGGTATACTCCAAGACTATAAGAGAGATGGTAGGACTATTGTCGGTGTATCATCTCCTGCTAAGGGTATGACCCTATTGAACTACACGGGTGCAGGTAAATACCTAGACTTTGTAACAGATAAAAGTAAACTTAAACAAGGAAGATATACCCCTGGCTCTCATCTCCTTATCAAATCAGATGAAGACGTGCCTGATGGGGCTGTCTGTCTGTTACTTGCGTGGAACTTTAGTGCTGAGATTATAAAAAACAACCCTAAAATTAAAACGTGGATTATTCCAATCCCACACCCACATATATATGAAGCCTAACCATAAAGACGAAAGAGGAACAATAACAGACCTTTTAGTTACCACCGATATGTCTGTAACTGAGATTACCTTTACAGAGGGTGCTATACGAGGAAATCACTATCATAAGGCTACTAAACAAATTGACTATGTAGTCAAAGGTAAATTAGTTGTCAAAACAGATGTAGATACAAAACTACTATTTGAGGGAGATTCGATAACACACGAAAGTGGCACACCTCATGCGTATCAAGCACTCGTTCCTTGTAAGATTATTTCTATATGCTTTGGGGTACGAAAAGGTGACGACTACTCAAAGGATACATTTAATCTTGAAATACCATTACTATGAGAATGACAAAAGCACAACTAGACGACCTTGAAGTATCACAGTATTTTATTCCTACCGTAATGAATGATATTGAAATATCACCAGATGATAAAATAAAGTATTTTGAGTGGTCACAAGAAGGGAAACATAAGGAGTTAATAGACAACAGTAAAATGGATGGTTTCAATGCGCTTTTTCAAGGGAAAAGATGGAGAGGAATCAATATGCAAATGTTTGAAGATGGTATCATTGAAGGAACGGTGCCATACTTAACTATATTAGGTAAAGAGAAAGACGATACACTTGTTCCTGTTTCAGTAAAGAATTTTATGAAGAAAGAAATGTTCCAAGGAAGAGATGCAGACGTAATCGAGAGAGTTTATAATGAAGTGTTCTAAACCAACAATCACAAACCTAGAAAAATACTATGTAAACCAAGCATTAGATGCTGGCGATATTGGTATAGGGGATTTTATCGAAAAGTTTGAAAGCAAGTGGGCTCTCTATAATTTCAAAGGATATGGTGTTTCGTGTAATAGTGGAACCAACGCAATATATCTAGCACTTAAAGCATTAGGAATTGGTCCAGGAGATGAAGTTATAGTGCCTGAGTTCACTATGATAGCAACCGCATGGGCTGTAACATATACAGGTGCTACTCCTGTATTTGTAGACTGTAAAGATGACCTTACCATTGACCCAGAGTTAATCAAAAAGGCAATTCATTCTAATACAAAGGCAATCATACCTGTGCATATATATGGGAGAACCTGTGACAGGGTTGCCATTCAAAAGATAGCTAAGAAACATAAACTATTCATAGTTGAGGATATGGCAGAGGGTCATGGAATACAACCAACAGGTGATATATCGTGCTACTCCTTTTATGGTAATAAGATACTTACAACAGGTGAGGGTGGAATGTGTCTGACTAATAACAAAAAACTTGCTGATGAGATGAGATTGTATGCAAATATGTACTTCGATAAGAAACGAACACTCATACACCCTAAAATAGGGCACAACTTCCGTATGACAAACCTACAAGCCGCTGTCGGACTAGCACAAGTAGAACGATGTAGTGATATACTTGAAAAACGAAGACAGATAGAAGTATGGTACGACACACACCTGCCTAAATCGCTCAAAATGCCATCGAGAGAGGTACTTTGGGTCTATGACATAGATTGTGGTGATGGTCAGGAAAAAATCAAGGAGAAGCTCGCGCAGAACGACATAGAGAGCAGATATGGTTTCAAGTGCATGAGTCAGCAACCAATGTATCTCGGAGAATATAAACATCTCAACGCATATAAGTGGAGTAAGAGAATACTATATTTACCAACGTTCTACGATTTAACAGAGGAACAAATTAAAGAAATATGCCAAATCCTACCAAACAACTTACAATAGAAATTATCACAAGTATCACAAACGCTAAGGATGAGCTTGTAGAATACCTTAATAAGGGAAGTGTAATATACACAGCGTTCATGGATTCGCCCACTTCATCTAATACTTGGAATATCAAGAACGCCTACGACAGATTCAAAGACCCTCGTCGAAACTCGCGAATACATAAGATACTTATTCATAAATACTCTACCGCAGACATAACTATATGGATGGACGGGAACAAATATCTTCTCACAACCCCTGAGGAGATGGTGGAAAAATACCTCAATGGATATGATATGGCTATTTTTAGTCACTCTCAAAGAGATTGTATTTATGACGAGGCTATGGTTGTTGCTAAATTGAAACTAGATGACCCTGAAGTAATCATAGAACAAGCTAAATACTACGAGGACAATGATTTTGCAAAGCATAAAGGACTATGTGAGGGAGGTTTTATTATAAGACGAAATAATCATCGCACTCGTACCTTTAACGAAGCATGGTGGGCTGACTATTGCAGGTTCTCTCGCAGGGACCAATTATCACTTATGCCAGCAATAGAACAATCAGGGGTTAATGTTAATATAATTTATGCACCCTTTAGACGACAAAGTGACAACAGTTATGTGAGAGATGGTGGTTCTATGTCGATAGTCGGACACTTACACGCAGAGGGTAACCATAATCAATAATATGAAAACAGTCGGGATTTACGGATACGGGGTAGTGGGAAAGGGAATTGAAAAGCTATTCAAGGACCATTTCGAGATAGAGATATATGACACAGTATCACATAAGGATAAAATCGAGTGTGATTTAGCTGTTGTTTGTGTTCCTACACCCATGAAAGAAGATGGATCATGTGATACATCAAGGGTTGAGGAGGTTATAGCACTAACTAACGCGCCACTTATTCTTATAAAAAGCACGGTTCCCCCTGGTACAACTGATTATCTTGCTGAGAAATATAACAAGTCTATATGTTTTTCACCTGAATATATGGGAGAAAGTAAATACTTTACACCCTTTTGGAAGTATCCAGACCCAACAGATGCACGGGGACACACTTTCTGCATCATAGGGGGTGCACAGGCATCTGATGTAGCAAATTACTTCCTGAAAGCAATGTCAGTAGATACTATATACTCAATCTGCACAGCTGTAGAGGCGGAATTGACCAAGTATGCAGAGAATAGCTTTTTTGCTACTAAGGTGTCGTTTTGTAATGAGTTCTATCAGATAGCACAACGCTTCGGAGTTGATTATAAAAGACTTCGCGAGAACTGGCTCTTAGACCCTAGAGTAAACCGTAATCATACCCTTGTGTTTGAAGATGACCTTGGGTGGGGTGGTAAATGCTTCCCGAAAGACCTTAATGCAATCGTGAAAGCGAGTGAGGATAAAGGGTTTGAACCTGTATTATTAAAAGCTGTTATTGAGTCTAATAAACGAGTACGCAATGAGTAAAATACTATTCTATTTTTCAGACCATGGGGCTAACGCCGTTCGACAAAGTGAAAACCTGTACGGTGGTGTTGGTTACTATCGTGTAGTCAAGGTAGCAGAACAGGTAAAGGGTCATGATGTAACTGTATGGGGTACACAACTAACTAAAAAGGGTGAATCCAAAGCAGAGCGTTGGGAAAGAATCTTTAAAGAATATGACATATTTTGGTCAAGCTACTTCAGTGATGGAGAAGAGGCATCTGCATTGTTTTATACTAGAGATAAGCTAAACAGAGAGGGAAAGAATAAAAAGGTTGTATTAGACGTAGATGATAACTTTCTTGATATTCTTGAAAGTCACCCACTATATGACAAGATAAAAAGTGGAAAGAAAGATAGGGCTTTTATGTCCACAATCCTTTCATTTGCTGACGTTATTACGGTTTCAACCGAACCATTAAAACTGCGCTTTGCTAAGCATTTCAGAGATGTGTACAAAATAGAAAAAGAGATAGTGGTAATCCCTAACATGAATGACATCAAGGACTGGAATTTTACGGTTCCTAAAAAGAAAAATAAGATAATTATTGGATATGCAGGGTCAAATTCCCATCAAGATGACCTCAAGATGTTTATTCCAAATCTATTAGAGGTTATGAAAAAGCATAAGAATGTCTATTTTGAGTGCATTGGCTCTATAACTAAAGATATGTTGCACTTGTTTAAGGACTTCCCGTCACATGAAATGAATCGTTGCGACATAGGAGGAGGAACTCACACGTTTAAGGAATACCCAGAATACATAGCAAGTAGGGGGTGGGATATAGGTGTTGCACCACTTGATGATAATGCGTTTACTAGGTGTAAATCTCATATCAAGTTTATGGAATATGCAGCTCTACACATACCCGTTATCGCAAGTATGGTACACCCATACTGTATCGCAATCTCTGATAGATATGTGATAGAGCAAGATAAGACGGGGTTACTTGTGAAACCATCTGAATGGGAAGAAGCACTTGAAACCCTTATAACTAATGCTGAAAAGAGAAAGGAACTTGCTGAAAATGCCCATAAACATATCACAGATAACTGGCAATACGACGATGGACTTGTTTCTGAACGTATCGCGGAGGTACTAAGTAAACTAAAATAGCTTTATACTATAGCGTTTTAAGTAAAGTGGTGTCCTGTTTACTGTAGGATATTTCTATTTGTATATGATATATATATGACAATTACAGAAATACTTGCAGACGCTCGCCGATTGGTAAAGGCAAATACCACGTCTCTACCTACGGCTGATGCTATTGAAATAGCTAACCGTGAATTAGAGCGTGTTGTAGGTAAAATTAGGCAAGCACAGGGACGATGGCAGTGGGATGATTTCAATGAAACAGATTTTGCCATTGCTACCACTGGATTGACTGCAAATATACAAGACTATTCTCTCGACGTAACTCATTATCGTATCGAGCGTGTCGAAGTGCGTGATACTGATGGAAAATGGAGAAAGCTAACACCGTTTGACCAAGTAGATATTTATGACCAATCACTTACCGACTTCCTTAATACGGCAGGATTACCACAGTGTTACGACAAGGTTGGTAACTCACTCTTTCTCTATCCAAAGCCTAACTATACCGACGCTACACCTACAGACGGCTCATTAAAAGTATTTTATGAGCGTGGTACAGACTACTTTCTCACATCTGACACAATAAAAACACCAGGATTTAATCCTCTATTTCACAGGCTCATCTCAATGGGGATTGCATTAGATTACGCGATAATCAACGACCTGAAAGCCGTGAACAATATCGCATCACGAATCCTTGTGATGGAAGATGAATTAGCAACGTACTACGCTCTCCGCGATGAGGATGAGCACTTAACATTAAGAACAAGGCTTCACAGCTTTAAATAACAAATAATATGGACACATTAAAATTAAAAGGACAAATAGACTTCAAAGTAACACGACTAGACGGCTCTATTGAGGAGTGGTCAGTAAACAACCTCATTGTGAGCGCTGGAAGGGCTCAGCTTGCTCTTCTTGCAGGAGATGCTTCTGCAACACCGTTTTCTTATCTCGAACTTGGGACATCAAATACAGCAACTGCGGTAGCTCAAACAGCACTTCAGGCAGCAATTTCTGACTCAGGACTTGCTCGCGCATCAGCTACTGTTTCCCGTGTAACAACCACAGTAGCTAACGATACACTTCAACTTGTGTATATATGGACAGCATCTGGTACAAAGGCGGTAGAAGAAATTGGCATCTTTAACGCCGCGTCCACTGGAACAATGCTTGGTCGAGCACTGACTGGTACTAAAAACTTAATAAGTGGTGAAATGTTTTCAGCTACTTACAAAGTAATCTTCGCATAACCCATGGCTGTTACTGTCGCCTCATCATCTCTCACAACTGTTTCATCTACAAACCGAAACAGTGTAGTGATTACAAAACCAACAGGTTTGGCGGTGGGCGATTTGTTATTGGCACATATATCTCGTAACGGAGCAGGAACACTCACTGAACCTTCTGGTTTTACTGTATTGCGTACCGATGTGGGTGGTGGTGCTCTTATACGAAACACTATTTCATATAAGATTGCAGATGCTACCGATGTTGCCGCATCAAATTTTACATGGAGTTGGACACTTACAGACGTAATAAATGGTGGATTGATGAGAATTACTGGTTTTAACACGGCTCAACTCATATATGCGTCTAGTTCTGCGACAGCAACAGACACAGCAAACCCATCATTTGCAAACACAATCACACCGTTTGTACCAGAATCTCTACTTGTTATGTTTTTAGCAGGGGGTGGTAATGATAATCCTATTGGGGGATATGCCGTCGCAACATCTAACCCTTCTTGGACTGAGTCATGGGACGGTGAAGATGGTTCTGCTAATGGTGTTTGGATGGCTGCGGCTTTTGCTAACCGAACACAAGTAACTGCTACAGGTAATTCGTCTGTAACTGGGGGAGAGGCAACAATGGATTCTAATTGCGTATTATTAACGATTGGTCCTGCAAATGAAACTACTCAAACAGATACAACCACTATAACTGATGCAACAGTATTTGGTTTTGCAATCATCATAAGTGATGTACTTTCAATTACCGATACAGTAACCGCTACCGCAACAAGACTATGGAATACTGTTACTAAAAATGTTTCTACTTGGTATAACCAGAATAAAACCTAATGGAAAACTTACAGCAACAAATCAATGAACTACGACAGCAGATTGATAGCCTAAAATCATCAACGACTATTCCTTTTGACATAGGAGAAGCAATTAGACTGAGAATGAATCTACCTCTTCAGCTAACCAGTGCGCCTATTTCAGCGGTTACTTCACCAACAGGTGGCGCAACAGTAGATACACCAGCGCGAACCGCCATTGATTCTATAATCACACAACTAGAAACACTTGGTCTAATAAATCCAAACTAATGATTAAAATACCTAATACAGAAAAAAAGTTCTCTCAACCAAACACATCTGACCTGTTCGGTAACATTTTTTATACTAAAAATATGAACTTTGATGAGGCTGGTTATGTCAAGTTATCATCTCGCTCAGTTTCAATCATCAATCAAGATGATGATGCTGATTTTAACTTACCCGTATCATTTGGAAGAAAAGATAGTGGTTTTTGGAATGTTGTAACTTCGGGAGATTTATCAGTTTCATCAAAACCATTTGAGGTGTTTATTTCTGAGACCGCACTTTCTGCGGCAGAAGATAATGGGGCTAATGTACCAACCCTTGCTAATGAAAGTAGGGGGGAATGGTGGCGGAATAAATGGCACGTTAGTACAACATCAAACGTTGTATATAAAGATGAGGGTTCAGGTAGTGACTGGACAGTAGTTAGTCCATCACTTGCACTAACTGCTAATAAGGTACATGACTTGGAAGTATTTAGGTCTAAAAACACACTATGTGTAACAAATGGTAATTCTGTAGTACAGCTAAACACCTCGTATGCAAGCACAACAAATCTGACACTTCCCTCTGACTTTGAAGCAGTCGGACTTTCTTACAACAATAATAGATTGGCAATTATTACAAAAATATCCACTGGTTCACTTGGACAAAATCAAGAGGCGTATTTTTTTATATGGGACGGAGCAACAACATCTGCAAACCAGGGTTTTTCAATGGGAACAGATATGATTATTGCTATCTCTCCTTATAAATCATCTTGGGTTATCCTCACAAGAACAGGGGAAATAAAATACTTTAACGGTGGCGGATTTGACCTTTTATCTACACTTCCACTGTACTATTTGAATAGAACATGGGGAAATTCAAATGATTTAGAAGCATGGGGAAATGTATTACAGGTAGACGGTGAAATTATCTATATCAACGTCAATAGCAAAGTAAACCCTTTTGGAATAAAAGGCGAGGAATATATATCAAATTCTCCTGGTGGTGTTTTGTGTTATGACGCAAAGGTTGGACTCTATCACAGGTACTCCCCTTCAATTTCTCCTGCAGGAATGGTTACAGTACTACTCGCAGGTGTTAATGTAACCACTGACATACTCACAGCAAACGCAGGAACGATTCAGAAAACAGGATCACCTGTTAAATATCTTTCCAGTAGAACTACTAAAATAGGTGGGTTAAAGACAGGAACAATTTATTACTCTATAAGACACACATCGACTACATTCAGCCTTGCAGAAACCTACGCAGACGCTGTAGCAGGAAATAAGATTAACCTTACATCAACAGGGGCAGCAACAAACTATTTCATGTTTGTACTTGTCCGTGATTATGGCGCATCAAGAATGCGAAGAACTGGTGGTATAGGTGTTGCTGAACTCCCAACCCACGCAATAGACAACCTTGTTATGGGTAGTGAGCTCTATGAATATGATGCGGCAGGAACACTTGAGCACATGAACTTTGTCGTTTCTGGTTTTAAAAACATTGGGTACATTGTTAGTGCAAAAATAACATCACAAGGGGTAGAAGATAACACTAAAAAGCTATTTCTCAAGTATCGACCATTGAAAGCAGGTGAAAAAATTGTGGTCAAAATGAAAGACAGAAACATTCTCGGTATTCCTGTAACTACACCACAAGACACTGTACAGTGTGCATGGACAGACAATAATACATTTACAACCACAGCAGACCTCTCAGAGGTGGAATCATTTATCAATAACGATGGTGGTGAATGTGAGTGTGAGATTATTGCAGGTGCAGGTGCAGGTCAAATGGCTCAAATCAGTTCAATTTCAGTCCTTAATGGAACATATACCGTCAATCTTGCAGAAGAAATGGACGGTGCTGAATCAGGATATATCTGTGACATTTTAATAGAAAACTGGAAAAAACTTGGTGAGATTAACGATACGGAAACAAATGGGTGGGAAGAGTTTCCAATCGCCACCTCCTCAAAGTGGGTAATGTTCAAAGTAGAGTTTCGTGGCGATGAAGATTTGACACTGGAAGAATTACAAATTATTAACACAATTCAGCTCGCTGCTGTATAATTACAATCATGGACAAGACAGTACAATTAGCAAATGGTACCACTCTCACGGGAGAAGCTGCGATTCAGTATGGTAAGAAACCGTCTGCACTACCTATATCAGATAACTCTAAACCACTTGACGCGTCTAAGTTAGGTAATGTAACCCCCACAACTATTCCGACAATCCCAACAGCATTAACAACAGGGAACCTTTCTATCTCTAATAACTCAACAACCGCACAGGTTAAGACAGACTCTAGCGTGCCCGACCCTGTAGTTAATCAAGAAAAGGCTGGGCTAAAAAGCTACCTAAGTGGGATTCTTGGTAATATCTCTGGTCAAGCTGAGGAAGAAAATAAGATACGAAAAGAAGCACAGATAGCAGAGAAAAAACAGCGTGCCCTGAGTATCTCTAATGAGTTTGATGTTCTTGATAAAGGATTCAGAGATGAGGTCAAACAAATAAGACAAAATGTTGAGGGTAAATTTGGCGGAGCTGTTGAACAAGATGTCGCTAAAGCACAAGATAGATATGAAGACCGTCGCGCAAATATCTCTTTGTCATACAAGGTAGCAAACCAAGACCTCCAAGGCGCAGAAGAAATTGTATTACAGAAAGTAAATGCAATTAAATCACAGAATGCTCAATCTATACAGGCATACCAACTCCTTGCAGATTCAGTTAATAATGACCTTACAGAGTCTGAGAAACTACAAGTCCAAGAACAGATAAGTATTAGACGGGAAAAAGCACAAACTACAGAAGAAACTTATGCTGAAACACTTAAAAATGCAGTACAAAACAAGGCACCAGCATCAGTGTTATCTGCTATTGACGAGGCCGCACGACTACCGGGGGCTACGGCGGCAAGTATTGCAACAGCTGCAGGTAGTTATGGGGTAGAACCATTAGAGAAAAAGTATAGCTATAATGACGGTGTGATTTTCGACCCATCTACTGGAACAGTTATGAATCCAACAAGCACTAATGTAGGAAACGTAGACCCAAACACACTCGCATATTCACAACAATACGCATCAACTGGTATGATACCTACAGGACTTCCAAAGGGTACATTTGGCGAGGTTGCTCGTGTAGCAAAAGAAATGCCAAAACCCGTGGGCACTATTGTTTCTAATATAACTGGAGTAAAAGACTCAAAAACTGGCGTACAAATCCAAGATGACTTTACTCGACTTTATAATATCACTGAGAATGTAAAGAAACTTGAAGAGCTTGATAAAAAGCGTATAGGTGGACTTGTTTCTGGTGTCTTTGGAAAAGTATTAGGTTCAAAAAACCAAGCAAAATACCTTACTATAAGAAAGGCTATTGTTGATGATATCCAACGTATGCAATCAGGTGCCGCACTTACTGAACAGAACAAGATTTTTATGAAGAATATCTACCTGGTAGATATTCAGAAACATTTTTCTTGGGAGTAGATTCAAAAGAAAAAATTAAAAACTTTTCTACCGTAATGAATGATAAACTTAAAAATGGATTATCTTCAAATGGGCTTTCTATTTATGGATACTCAACTGTAATGGTTGGTGAAAAAGAATATAGGGTTGGTGAAACCATAGGAGAAGGCGACTTAAAGGGTGTAGTACTTCCTGATGGACAAATATCTGTTCCGAATAGCACATCAGATTCTGTTAGTTCAGTAAGTATTCCCCAATCATCTCGTTTGTCATTCGTTAATAATAACCCTGGCAATCTGCGATTTGTAGGGCAGTCGGGGGCATCACAGGGTCAGGGAGGATTTGCTAAATTCTCAACACCAGAATCTGGTGCAGATGCTCTTAAAAAACAAATAGCACTTGATGCTTCAAGGGGTCATACATTGAGTTCATTTATTAACAAATTTGCACCCCCAAGTGAAAACAACACTAAACAATACATTGCTCAAGTTTCTAGTGAATTAGGAATTAGTCCTAATACAAAGATTTCTGATGTCGATATTATAAAATTAACTAAAGCCATTGCGAAGAAAGAGAGTGGCTCAAATATAGGGTAATTATATGGCAATTATTTCAGCAGCAGAATTTCTAAAACGCACACGCGGAAATACACAAGCCGTAGCACCTTCTTTAGCACCTTCTTTAGAACCACAACAGGAAAAGACAGGCTCCTTTTCTGAGGCGGTTGGTGATTTCACAGGTATCGGAGCAGATATTGCAAAAAGTTCACAAAAACATGCAGATAATATAGAAACAATACGCCAAGCTGAACAATCAGGTGGGCAAAGTGCTATGCGTTCGGATTTACAAGCATTTGGTCAATTAGCAGGTGCAGGTGCAGACGCTAACAGTGCCGTATTTAAAGGTGGTGCAAATATACTACTTTCAGATAAAACAGAAAAAGACATAACTGATGTTATTACTAAGTTCCGTACTAAAGTAAGGGCAATCCCAGAAGTACAAGGCATCATAAACAAATACAATAATTTATCGCCAGAACAAAAACGTGATATTGATGCAGTTGGTGGCATAGTTTCTCTTATAGGAGAGTTCATCGGAGTAGGTGTTGCTAAAAGAGGTGCAACAGTAGTTAAAGAAGGTGTTATGGCAGGTATAGACGCTACAACTGGTGCTATAAAATCAGGAGCAAAAAGTGTTGCAGATAATGGTGTCAGTCAAATAGCATCAGACTTTGCTTCTCGTGTACCTAGAGCAATCGGTAGAGCTAAAGACAGTATCGCAGAAGCTGGTATTCGTGCAGAAAAAATCCGTACAGCAACACCAGCAGTTAAAAATGCTATAAAAAATAAAGTAGACAGTGGACTTATAGACGCAATTTCAGAAACTGATGATGCTACAAGAAAAGCATTTAGTGATGTCTTGGATATTGCGGAGCAACCTAAAACATTTGGAAATAAAAAACAACCGACAATAGTTGGTGGTGATTTGGCTGCTCAACAATATGACATTATAAACAAGTCTAAACAAAAAATTGGTAAAGCTCTTGGTGATGAAACAAAACTACTTTCAAAGACTGAAAAACTAAATATGCAAGATGCTTTTGGTCAAATTGATGACACTCTTTCAGAGCAAGGTATTATACCTAAATACACAAAGCGCGGTGTTAGACTTGATTTTGCTGGTTCAAAATATACACCAGCACAACGTACAAAAATACAAGAACTTTACAATCTCGCCACAGAAGCTGGTGATACCCTTTCACCATTGAGTATTCGTGAGAAAGACCAGTTATTCAGTGCATTAAAGAGAGAAGCAAAATTTGAAGGTGTTGCAGATATAATTATAGATACCCCTGAAGGTAGTAAAAATATGTTTGATGTATTTAGAGGTGTATATTCTAGTAAACTTGATACAGTATCACCTAAAATAAAAACTCTAAATGCAGAGTATAGTAAGTTTTCAAGACTAACAGACGATATTGAAGATAGTATATTCAAAACGCCAAACTTTAATGTAACAAAAACTGCTGACCCAGCAGAATTTGCAAAGGTTAATCTAAGACGTATTTTAGGTGAATCTCAAAGTTCTCCAGTGTATGAAGCAATAGCAGATGCAATGGATAATACTGCTCGTGGTCTTGGATATAAGGGTGCATCTCCGAAAGTAGTTGCAGAATTTGCACAAGAAATGCGTAAGTTATTCCCCGACACTATTCCAGCAACTGGTTTTAGTGGTGGCATAAGAGCAGGGATAGGAGATATTATTGAAGCGGTAAGTAAAGCAGGTGCTCCAAATCTAACAGACCAACAAAAAGCTGTAAGGGATTTACTAAATAGTTATCTGACTAAAAACAAAAATACTATTATACCTAAAACAACTCCTAAAGCACCAGTTAGTGCGACTAAAAGCCAAATGAGTAAACCTAGTGCTAAAAATGCTCCAAATGATGACATAACCAAATCATCTACCAAACCAGTACCCAAGTCAAGTAAAGCTAACAAAAAATAACAATGGATAAACTCAAAAAACTAGAAGACATACTCCAAGCCCTTGATAGGGATACTGTTACCAATGAGGAACTTGCCCAAGTGACTGGGGTTCTTATTGACGCTATTAAAAAATCCAACGAAAAAATGGAAAAAGGTATGTCTTCAGGCTTTCAAGAGTTTAAGGATACCCTATCAGAACTTAGTAAATCAATTCAATCAAAAAGCGACTCTAAAACAGTACTATCCAAGGAAGAGGTACAATCTCTAATATCAGAGGTGAAAGACCTCGTGACGAGGCGTATAAACGCTATAGAGCTCATGCCAGGAGATAAGGGGGATTCTGTACAGGGTGAACCTGGAGAAAACGGTTCACCCGACACTGCTGAAGACATACGAAACAAGCTAGAGCTATTGAATGGGGAAGATAGACTAGATGCAAAATACATCAAAGGAATCGTTGCGATAGACCAAAAGCGTATTGATGATATTGAGAAAATGGCAAAAGCTAACTCGATGCCAATAACGACTACATTTATTAACGGTAAAAGAGCAAAAAATTTTCAATTCTCTGGTGCAGTTGTCACATATCAAGGTGATACTGCATATATATCAATCACAGGTGGTGGTGGTGG